CTACTCAGGAGCATCAGTGGCGCTTGGCTGGATGGGTTTGCTCAGGATGCGCAGGAAGCCTTTGCCCTGCAGGAAATTGCGGTAGCAGTTGACAGCCACGGCCTGGGCCTCGCGCGCCACATCCTTGCCAGCGGCAATGACCTGGCCGTCCTCCGTGATGATGGCCAAGCGCCCCGGCTTGCCGTTAATGCTGACGCTCAGCCCCTCATGGCTCACCGCGCTGATTTGCACGCCCTCAATGGCGCCAGTGGCTTGGTTGCCGATCATGCGTGTGCCTCCCTATGGTTCTTGCGGTACGGCTTGGTGGTGCTCAGGTCGCTATCAGCTTGGAGCATTTCGCCACCGCTGCTCTCTGTACGAGCGATCAGCCTGCGCGTCACTTCTTGGATCTCGTGGGCCGTCAACTGCTGCAACTGGAATTCATGCAGGTCAATCGCGGTGGTGAGGGCGTCCAGCTCGTAGAAGTGCACTGCGCTTGGGTGCCAGGCGCTGCCGGCGCGGCAGCGGGCAAAGTAGGCTTCGCATGCGGCCTGGGCGCTGTTGAAATGTTCGGCCAAGCCGTGGACGATGCCCCCGCGTTCTATCTCCTGGGCCACCTGGATAGTGCTGTGCATAACGGTGGCGTGCAGCTCCGTGGCTGTACCGGCGCGGATCTGCGCGAAGCATTCACGCACGGGGTCGACGATGGAGGCGATCTCCTTGCTCGTCAGTTTGGTGCCGTGGTGATTGATCACGGCAAACGTGTTGGGACGAGTAGCCCAGCGACTGCGGAAAGGTTTGCGGCGTCCGTTCATGCCAGGCTCTCCAGTTCCTTGGTATCGAAGATTGCTGCCTTGGCCACGGTGCCAGGCTTGCCCGAGAACTCCACTTGCCAGCCGTCTGCTTTGCATGCTGTGACGGTGCCTTCCTGCCAGCGGTAAGTGCTCTCCAGATTGAGCACACGCACACGCTTATGCACGATAGGGTCTGCGGTGTAGGGCTCCAGCTCCTCGGGCTCGAAGCCTGCGCGCTGGCCTACGCCGGCGCCGAATTCCACGATCAGCGACAGATGGCCAGGCCGCACCACGCCTACGCGGCCGCACTCTTTGCGGGGCCTCCCCGTCGGGCCTTTGAGGCCGACTTTGACGCGCACTAGGTCACCGGCCGCGAACGTGGGCACCTGGCTGGTAGCTGCTTTATCTGCTGCCCCGGTGCCGGCGTCCGCACTGTCCTGGCCATCGTTAGCGGTGGCAGTCTGCGCGGGCGCAGACTGCTGCGCGTCAGGGGTCACGGCCTGGTCAACATCTGCGGCCGCAGGGGAGGGCGGCAGGCCCTGCGCAGCGTCAGCTGCGACTGGGCCTGCATCGTCGCCTTGCGCGGCTGCGGCCGCGCCTGATTCTTGGTCTTGGAGCGCGGCCGCGATAGCGGCCGAGGCTTCGGCGGCAGTCGTCTTCGGCTCGGCGCTCGCACGCGCAGCGGGGGCTTTTTTGGCTTTGCCCTTCGCGCGACTCTCGCCAGCGCGCGCAGCGGGGTTAAGGGGTAGATCTGCCTTTGGGGCGGCAGGTTTGACGGGGGCAATCTTCGGTAGATGCTTGTCGGCAGCAGCCATCTTGACCTCTTCAATCACTGCCTGCAGGCGTTCCTGCAGCACAGCGCCGGCCACCAGCATCAGGCCCTCATTTGGCGTGCCGTTGTAGGGGTTGTGCGTGGCGCGGCTGTCGCCCTGCATGATGCACAGGAGCTGCAGGAAATCGGGGTTGACGGTTTCCTTGGCGTACTCGATCAGCGCGGTATGGGCGCCCACGCGGTCGAAGCCGAGCACATCAGCAATGGCCTGTGCGTCCTCGGTCCCGAGGCTTTTGACGGAGCGCAGGGCGAGATAGCGATGCACGTCCATGGTGAAGGCCGGGGGCTGTTCGGCATTGAGGGTGTTCCATGCGCGATCAAGCAGGGCATCGCGCCATGCCTGTTCAAACTTGGCCTTGGCCTTCGCCTCGGCCTGGGCCTTCTTGGACTCGGAGAACTGCCGGGCTTCCTTGGCCACTTTCTCGGACGCCTTCGCTTGGCCGTCCACGATTTTCAGCAGGCGCAGCACCGTCTCATTGGGCAGGGCATCAACAAGCTCGCCCTTTCGGCGCGGGCTTTCGATCTTGACCGGCTGGATGCCCTCGGCCTTCATTTGGTCGCCGATGATTTTTCGCAGGGGGTGGTCGCCTGGGCTGTCCTCGATGGCGTCCAGCCGGCGATAGCCGAGCAGTTTCTCGTTGTAGCCCTGGGCCTGAAGCTCTGCAGCTTCCTTGCCAACGATGACGGTATGCCCTTTGTCTTTGGCTTCCTGCACGATGCGGGCCGTGTGTGCTTCGGCCTTGGCCTCATAGCAGGACTTGTCAGTGCAGATGTCTGCACGGCCCATTTCCTTTTTCAGCTCCGCATTGGCGCCGGTGCGCTTGCTGCAGTCCGCGCAACTGCCAGCGGAAGGCACCAGGGTGGCGTCTGTGATCGTGAACTTGGCCCGGTCCAGGCGCACCATGTACTCGTTTTGCACAAGATCCTCGCACGCGCGGTAGCTGGGCTTCTCCCCTTGCCAGTCGGTGCGGGTGATGTCTTTGAGTGCTTTGATTTGAAGTTGTGCACTGGGGATGCGTGCCAGCAACTGCGCGCGGCTGAAGTCAATGTCCCCTTTGCGCAGCACCTCGCGGACCTCTTCGCATAGGTCGAGGATCTTCATGACGTTGAAAACGTAGGTGCGGCTCTTGCCCACGTCCTCCGCGATTTTCTCAGCCGTGGTTTCTCCGAGGTCCAGCAGTTCCCTGTAGCCTTCGGCTTCTTCGAGCTTCGTGATATCGGTACGCTGCAGGTTCTCAATGACGGCCGCGCGCAGGGCGTCAGCGTCCGACATTGGGCGGATCATTGCGGGGATCTCGGCCACGCCTGCGAGCTGGCTGGCGCGCCAACGGCGTTCCCCTGCCACCAGTTCGTACTGCGCGCGCTCGCGCTTCTCGGCCTTCGCAATTTGCTGCTCATCGCCAATGCGCGACTCGGGCAGGGGGCGCAGCAGGATGGGCTGCAGAGCGCCGCCCGTGGCTTTGATTGAGTCGGCCAGCTCCTGTAGCTTCGCCTGGTCGAAGTGCTTGCGCGGGTTGCGCAGGCTTCGTGCAATGCTCATGACGGGCACATGCAGCATCAGGGCGCCTGCGCCAGGCGTGGGCATGGCAGCGGTTTGGGTGTCGTGTGTGCTGGTCATGCTGCAAGACCCTCTTGTTGGCCCTTGATGCCAAATGCACGGCGCGCCGCGTTGCGCACTTCGGCTGTGACGCTGTGGCCGAACTCCTCCGGGTCCAGCAGATCGCGCACCAGGGCAACGCAGGCGGCTGTGTCGGGATCGACGCGCGGGCTGTCATAGATCACGCGGCGGCAGGCCGGTTGCCGCTGGATGTGCTGGATCATTTCCAGTGCTGCGGATTCCTGGGGAGCCAGAGGTGCACCTACGCGGGGTGTGCGCAGATCCGACTCGACCTGGACGGCACCGGGGCCGACATGCTTGATTTCGATGACGATTGCTTTAGCCATGAGCGGGCTCCAGAAGTTGCATTTGGGGTTGGATGGGGGCGGGCTCATGCAGGGGCTGGATGTCGCTGCAGTGGCCCAAGGTGTGGCGGATCTGGTGGACGGGCGCGGTGATGGATACACGCATGCCGCGCTTGAACGACTTGGCGCGCTGCTGGGCTTGCGCGCGGGCTGCTGGCGGGTAGACCTGCTCTGCCTTGACAGGCAATTGGCCTGGGCCGTCGCTGTCGATCAGCAGGCATAGGACTGGCATGGGTGTGCTGTCGACGCCCTGGGGCAGCGTGCGCACCTCGGCGTCTTGCACCAGGGTGCCGGTGATCAAGATCAGAGCCATGGCGCGCCCCCGAACTTGATGGCAATGAGGGCGCCGAACATGGCCAGGACCAGCCAGCGCAGCACGGTGCGGCGGACGCGGCGCGGACGGTAGGGACCATCCATCTCGAACGGCGGGCGGCTCATCGTGCTGCCCTCGCGCTGATGGGGTGGCCGTGCCCGAAGAGGACCATGGCGCGGGCGATGGCATCCGCTGCGCCCGTGGCGCGGATTGTGTGGCGAGTCCGGCCGCATGTGACGGTGTAGAGGGCCATCACTTACCCCTTGCATCGGCGGTCAGCTCGACGCCGGCCAGGCCAGGGATGGACATCAGCACGTCCATGACGTGGCTGTCCGGTGGCGGGATATCGAGGGCGATGTATGCCGCACTGGCGGCCTGCAGGATGCCTTGCTGCAGTCGAGCGGTGGCTGCTGCACACATGGCGTCCAAGTCGAGCTGAGGACGGCGCTCTGGCCTCGCATCTCGCAGAGCCCCTGCCACCATGCTGTGGTAGAAGGCCGCGCGGAACGCGCCGTCGAGTCCGAGGGCTACGCACGATGCCTGAGTGCAGACGTGTGCACTGGTTGCGGTGCTTGGATTCAGTTGTTTCATACGCTGCACTCCTTGCCTACTTGCTCCAAGCAGGCGAAAAAAAACCCGCCTGTTTATTGGCGGGCTTGTCCTGTTGAGCACATGCGGCACCCCAGATAGGGCTGCTAGGATTCAAATATTTCGGAGGAGATGCTATGAAACGTCTTGGGTGGTTGCTCGCCAGTATGGCGACGCTTTCGACATTTGCGGCTGCTGATGAGGTCTCATACCGCAAGCAGTTCGGAGATTGGACCGCCGTAATTACGGCCAATGCCATGACTGATGAGCAGGTCTGCGGTGCGCTCTATTCAAAGGACAACAGCATCGTTTATACAAGTAGAGACAGCTTCAAGGTCAACATGCGCGGCAAGGGTGGTGCATCGTTTTTTCGGTACCGCTTCGGTAAGTCCGTTCCGAGTCATGGCGAAACAGTGACAGACGACGAGAACAGCGTGATCAGCGTCCCCGTTTTTATAAGCGAGGTGCTGACGTTGCCGAATCTGGTAGTGACCGGGGAGACGGTTACCCGCGAGCCGATAAGCATAAACATCTCCCTTAAAGGTTTGAGCGCTGCTCGTGCGGCGTTGCAACAGCGCTGTACTGGCATGGTTGCGTTGCCTTCTATGCAAGAGCTTCCCGACTGGGCTTGGCAAGCTACGCCTAGCAAGCCCAAACAGTAGAGCGCTCGAAACGAAAGCCGCCGAAGAGCGGCTTTTTTGTGTCAAGGGTGACGCATGTGCTCAACAGGTTGTTAACGATCCGGGGGGCTACCCCGGTCGATGCAGAGGCGCCCGCCTGAGCGATGACTCAAGCAGGCGAATTACAAATCAATTTGTTGAGTGTGTCAACAAGGCAGTTTGTAGATCAGGGGAGTGTCCCGAAGGAGGCGTCCACGACGATCCCGGTGAACGTGTCTCCAGCTTTCATTTCTAGGTACTTGTGCGGCCAGTCAGGGTTGATGGCTTCAAGGTAGGGTTTCCCATCGATGACCGTGTAGCGCTTGAAGGTTGCTTCGTTATCGGCTTCCCTTCGTGCGATCACGAACTGGCCGGGCGTGGGGTCTTTGTCGGGGTTCACGAACAGCAGCATGCCCTCCGGGAAGGAGTAGCGCCCCTGTGGATTGGTCATGGATTCGCCGCGCACTCGGAGCACATATCCCCTTGGCCCCAGGTTATGCGGGCTCATGTACCAATGCTCGGCCTGGTAGGGTGTGAAGGCTTCGCAGTTGCCGTTCCAGGCCCCAGCTTGCACCCAGGTGATTAGCGGATACAGGGCGCCTTGTCTGATGTCCGGGCCGGGTTCCACGTTGGCGGGGGTGGAGATGTCTGTGGGCCGGCCGATGCCAGTAGCAAGCCAGACAGCGCTAACGCGAAGCGCTTCAGCGATCTTCACAAGATGTTTGCTGCCAGTGGCGTTGTTCTTTGGGTCGAGCAAGTACTGGATTGCTTGCGGCTTGATGCCCACGGCACGCGCCAGTTCGCTTTGGCTGCTCATGCTTGCAAGTTCCATGGCGATGCGGATGCGCTCTGCGAGTTGTGGGCTGTGTTCTGACATGAGGGTGATGCTACAAATTTCTTTGTTTTGTTGGTTGCAAAATTCTTTGTAGTAAGATACAAAGCAGCTTGTTATGACTCAACAAACTGCTTTGAATCCTCACGATGCTCTGCTTGCTGCCATCAAGAAGGCGGGCGGTCAAGCCGCGCTTGCTCGTCTTATTGGCAAGAAGCAGGGGCATGTGTCCTATTGGCTGGACTCTGGGAATGGTGTCCCGGCTGAGTACTGCCCCCTCATCGAGGAGGGCACAGGTGTTCTTTGTGAGCAGTTGAGGCCGAGAGTCCGTTGGGATGTCCTGCTGCGCCGTGGTGCTGATTCGGCAGGGGATACCAATGCATAGCCTTTTTCCCCCCTCCAGCTATCCGGCAACGTCGCCCGGGATTCGTCTCCTTCCCCAACTTGGTGCTGCACGCGCGGGAAGGCGTGTGCGGCTTGCGTTGCTGGTTGGAGTGGGGCTTTCTTTTTTATCTTGCAGGAGGTTCGCTATGGATCACGACACTTCGGCGCGCCAGAAGTACTACAGCGCTATGCAGCGGGCGGGGCTGTTCACAGCCGGCCAACTGCGCAATCTCGAAAGATTGCCTGCTGATGGGCGCGACGTTTTCTACAACGCGATCTCAGCAGACGACAAGCCTCTACAGGCAACTACGAAGAAGCGTCCCCGTTCCCGCCTGCGGGTCGTGGTGGCGGTGCGCAGGCAGCTTGCAGCACGTTCCACAAGGCCATGGCGTCGGCGTCAGTTTCCGGTGGGTTTGTCTCCCTGGACTGAGCCGAGCGATTTTCCATGTCTTGTTTCGCTAGCTGTAGGGCTTGGGATATGAGCGGGTGCGCAGGGGTGCTCACCGCGAAGACAGACCTGACCACGCATTCCAGCATCTCTTGGCGCGCCTGCAGGCGTGCCATTCCTCGGAGAGCTTGTTTGAACGCGACCTCCAGCTCGTCATGCGTGAGCTTTCGTTTTTTCATGGGCGCTTTTCCTTTTTTGGTGACAGATGGTGTGTGTGGAAGCCTCCATCGTAGCCATGGCAGGGGCGGGCGCCATCCTGAAATTTCCAGCGTTCAAGGGGAGCCGCAATGACTCGCCGCTATTCCAGCGCCGACTGGCGCGACATCTTCTATAACGCTGTACGCGAGGCGCCGGGCGGTGTTACCGCTGCGGCTGCGTTTCTCACGGATCGGCGCGAGAAGGCCATTCACCCGGAAGACCTGCGCCGCCGCCTACGTGGCGCTGATGGTGAGTCGCTGAGCACAGAAATGCTTGAGTTGCTGAGCGAGTGGCTGATCGATATGGGCAGGCCTGACGCCCGGCGCTGGCTCCAGTCTTTCAACGCGCGGTTCTCGATGGCTGCGGCGTACCTGCCGCCACCGCCAGAAGGTGGCTGGGCCTGCGAGGCCTCGGCCATCAGGCAGAAGGTCATGCAGATCACAGCGAAAAACGGTTTGCTCGCCGGGATCTGCTCCCGCGTGACGGAAGACAACAAGATCGACAGCACTGAGTGCGATGAACTGGAAGCGGGCTGCATGGAAATCATCGAGCTGGTGTTCCGCCTGCGTCGCAACGCTCGCCGCGCCGCTGGCCGATCGGAGGACTTCACATGAGGCCGGCGGGGGAAGTCAGCCAGGCCCTGCTGCAGGCCGTGGAACGTCTGTGGACTCCGGGCAAGGGGCCAACCATGCGCGAGATTGCCGAGGCGGCTGGCGTGGGTGTTGCAGCCGCGAGCCAAACCATCAAGGACATGCGCCGGTATCACCGCCTGGCCATCTGTGGCGAGCGGGCGGTTCCGGGCCGCAATCGGCCGGCTGCCGAGTACGCGCTGCCGCATCAGGTGCAAGCCGCCAACGAATCGAATTTCGGCCTCACGCAGGCCCTGCAGCTCTGGGGATAGTCAATGATGTTTGTGCACGTCGCTGGTGTTAGGGACGCCGGCGTGTCTGGTCCGCTCGCGGGCGCGTGGGGTGCTGCATGACCCAGCACCGGGAACCACTGCCCCCCATCAATTTCGAGGCGCTGGCTGAGGCGCTTCTGCAGAATGCTCACAACCTGGTGCCGCGCTGGCTGCCAGGCGGGACCGTGCTCGGTCATGAGTACAAGTGCGCGGACCTGAGCGGAGGCCGGGGCGACAGCTGCAGCGTCAATCTCATCACCGGGCAATGGGCGGACTTCGCCGCATCCGATGAGCAAGGCCGAGACCTCATCAGCCTCTATGCGGCGATCCACAGCCTGAGCAACGCGAAGGCAGCGGTACAGGTGGCGCGTGAGGAGCGGCTTGAGAGTATCGCGGGGTTGGTCAAGACGGCGGCAGGGGCAGCGGTTGTGCCGGTTGCGAATCCACGGCCGCAGCCCGCGCCCAAGCCCCAGAAAGAGCAGGAGGGATGGAGCACTGTGGTGCCCGTGCCCGCTTATGCGCCCGCTGCAACGTTCCAGCACTACCACCGGCAGGCGGATGACCTGGTGCATGTAGCCGGTTACCGGCTCGGCGATGAGCGTCACGGCTATGTCGCGCGGTTCATGACCAGCGATGGCGGTAAGGACACGCTCCCCTATACGTTCTGCCAGTCCGGCCGCGATGGTGCTGGGCAGTGGAAGTGGAAGCAGTGGGATGAGCCTCGGCCGCTGTACCTGCCGGGGCATGCGCTGCCAGGCGGGCGCACGGTGGTGCTGGTGGAGGGCGAGGTCAAGGCCGAGGTGCTGCAGCAGCTGCTCGATCAGACCGCACCGGGCATCTATTGCGTTGCCAGCTGGCCCGGTGGGAGCAAGGCCTGGCAAAAGGCCCTGTGGGTCTGGCTTGCCGGGTGCACGGTGCTGCTGTGGCCGGACTGTGATGCGCAGCGCGAGCGGTTGACGCGGGCTGAGCAGGAGAGCGTCAAAGATGACAACGCTGCAAAAGAGGCTCTGCAGGCCCGCAAGCCCCTGCTCCCGGAGGAAAAGCAGCCGGGCATGAAAGCCATGCTGGGCATCGGCCAGATCCTGCGCGATGAACACGCATGCACGGTGCAGCTGCTCCCCATCCCCAAGCCGGGCGAGAAGGTGAGCGGCTGGGACTGCAAGGATGCGATTGTCGAAGACGGATGGACGGCAGAGGACGTGATTGCGTTCTTCGGACGCGCGCAGCCTTTGCCCGCACCGGCGGCTCAGGCGGATGACGCTCCTGCAGGGGCTGCAGCTGGCGACGACAAGCCGCCCAAACCCCTTGACCCCGTTGGCACGGGCGGCGGTGGGGTGATGCCGCCACTGGACCCGCCAATGGCCAACGAGGAGCCCGGCGACCAGGGTTGGCTTTGGCCGTTCTACGACAAGAAAAAGCGGCGCTGGGATCTGCGCCGCAGCCTGGTGGTGGCCGCCCTGCAGAACGACCCCAAGCTGCAGGGGTGCGTTGCCTACAACGAAATGACCAAGGGCACTCAGGTGCGCAAGGCCTGGCCCTGGGCTCATGCCCAAGCGGGCGAACTGGAGGCCGACAGCACCCTGCTGCTCGGCTTGTATCTCAACGATGTTTACAAGGTGGGTGACGTGTCAACGCAGAACATCAAAGACGGCATTGCGACGGTGGCCTATACCGAGCGTTTCCATCCCGTGCGGGAGTGGCTGCAGGAGCAGGAGTGGGACCAGGAGTCGCGCCTCGACAAATGGCTGATCCATGTGCTGGGCGAGTCCCCGGAAACGCTGTCCCCGTCGATGGCTGAATATCTCAAGCTGGTGGGCCGCTTCTGGGTGTTGGGGATGATCTGGCGTGTGATGCAGCCAGGCTGCAAGTTCGACTATTGCCCGGTGCTGGAGGGCAAGGGCGGCTTGCGCAAATCCACCATGGTGGAGGTGCTAGCTGTGCGGCCCGAGTGGTACAGCGATACCAAGTTCGACCTGAGCCGGGGTAAGGATGCCTATGAGCAGGTGCGCGGCAAATGGGTGTACGAGCTGGGCGAACTGTCGAGTTTTTCCAAGGCGGATGTCAACGACATCAAGGCCTTTATCTCGTCCAAGACCGATAACTACCGTGTGGCCTACGGGGAGCAGGCGCAGGCTTTCCCCCGGCAGTGCGTGCTTGTGGGCTCGACCAATGACAAGAAGTACCTGCGCGACCGCACGGGCAATCGTCGGTTCTGGCCCATCCCGGTGCGCCACGTCATCAAGACGGAGTGGCTGGAGCGCATGCGGGGCCAGCTGATGGCCGAGGCTTATGCGCTGTATCAGCAGGGCGGGATTGTCTACACGCCGTCCGAGGATGAGGAAAAGCGCCTGTTCGTGCCCATGCAGGAAAGCCGCCTGCAGGAGTCTGCGGTGGATGGCGAGCTGTTCAAGCTGCTGACCCGGGAAGCCGGCATGAATGCCCAGTTCATCAACGTCAATGCAGATCGTGTGCCTATCAACACACTGATCAAGGCCCTTGGCGTGGATATCGGCAAGGTCACGCCCGCGCTCAAGGGCCAGGTTGAGGCCTGGCTTGAGAGCAACGGGTGGGAGTTCAAGGGCAGGCAGCGGGTCAATGGCGCGCTGGAGTCGGGCGTGTACTTCCGCCCTGCGGTCTGGCCGCCCGAGCTGGAGACAGTGGCCGAAGACTGGACCCGGCAAGACGATGCCAGGCCGGAGCCAGAGGGGCCGCGCCCCGGCGATCTGCCGCCCCTGCCCCATGGGTTGGGCGAGCAGCCTTCCGCATGGCCTGGTGACGATGAGCCCTTCTGATTTCCTTTGCAACAACACGGCAGCGCCTGAAACGCGCTGCACTGCCTGCATGGCTGGAGGCGTGATTCGCGTCCATGCAGTGGCCAGGGCGACAGTGCGCCCGGCCTGCGGTGCAGTGGCGGGGATGGCCTGCCATGCCCCCATGAGCTGATCTGTTCAGTTGTTCAGGGTGTTCAGGCTTTCGCCTGGGGCCATACAGCCATACCAAGCCTTGTTTCAAGGGTTGAAGCCGCTGCATGGCCTGGTCATTGACCGTTCACCCCAAAGCCCGGATGTGCGTAGGTGGGCGCACCTGGGCGCTGGCGCGCGTGTGCGCAAGTCCACTCGCAATCCCTCTATCCAATTGACTGAACAGGGTGAACAAATGAACAAGACGGGTGGGGCCGCAGCAAATGGGAGCGGTCAGACTGAATGGACGGAGCAGGAGAAGGCCTTGATTGCAGCGGGGCAGCAGCGCATCAAGTCCTCCATGCCCGAGGTCTACAAGACGATCCAGCGGCATGCAGAGAAGGACGCCCGGGTGTGGCGGCTGGTGCGGATGGGGCTGGCTGGCCGGCCTGGCTGCTTCTGGGCGACAGAGGCGGGGCAGGTGGCAGGGACGCCCTTCACCAAGCTGAGCCGGACTGTCGAGGTCTCGCGCCTCATCTCGCGGATGGGCTGTGCACACGTCTGCATCATCGCCGGCCATGGTGACCTGGGGGCGAATTGATGGCACGCATCGAGCACATCAAGCGCAAGCTGGACAACTGGGCGCTGTGGAAGTCCCGGCTCAACAGCAGTGGCCTGGGTTTCCATTCGGTCAACGTGCTGGCCGTCGATGTCTGGGGCCGCAATAGCTACGGCGGCTGCCAGATCCCCCACATCGACCAGGAAGCCGAGGAGGTGGACAAGGCAGTGCAGGAAATGGAGCAGGCAAAGCGCCACCTCTATGCAACGGTTTACGACTACTACCTGCTGGACCTAGGTGTGTCGGAGATTGCCCGCAACATGGGCAAGGGGCCGAGCACCATCCATGCCCATCTCAACCAGGCGGACCAGTACATTGACCACTGGCTGCAGGAGCAGCAACGCATCAGGGAAGAGCGCGAGGCGCTGGCCCGTGGCCGTGAGTACATGCGGCGCGCGGGGAGTTTTCCACCATAGAGACTTGGGCTACATTTGCGGCAAGCTAGTGCTCAGTGCCCCTAACCGCTGAACACTTGCCAGCCCCGCCCGGTGCAGACCCGGCGGGGCTTTTCTTTTGCCCCCTCGGAGCATCTATGACAGCGGACAAGCGCAGGGCGATCAGCCGCAGGGACCACGATGAGCGTCGTGGTTCTGCAGCGTCTCGCGGGTATGGCAGCACCTGGCGTGCATGTCGTGACCAGTTCCTGCGCGACAACCCGCTGTGTGCGGACCATCTCAAACGTGGTGAGTCGATCCCGGCGCAGGTTGTTGACCACATCACCGCGCCGCGTCTGGCCGAGGCGAAGCAATCGGGTGATCCCGAGCGCATCGCTGCAGCGCACAGTCTGTTCTGGCGTCGGTCGAACTGGCAGCCGCTGTGCAAGCTCTGCCACGACTCGGACAAGCAGCGGCTTGAGAAGTCCGGGCGCATCGCTGGCTGCGCGCCCGACGGCCGCCCGCTGGACCCGCGCCACCCGTGGAACCGTCCGCGTGCTGGCTCCGAGGGGGAGGGGGGGTGAAATTGTTCTACCCCTTTTGGCCCTAGACCGACCTGTTCTCTCCGCTCGCAAAATGGGCGCGGAAAAAGGGAGGGGGGGTATCCGAAACAGGAGGATCTATGGCGGGAAATGCCAACTCCGGGCGAAGTGCTCGCCCCTCTTTCCTGGCGCTGGCCGGTGGGACCGCGAGCGGGAAAAAAGCCGCTGAGCTGCTGCGCGAGCAGGAAGAAAACACGGTTGCCGCGTGCGCGCCCGAGATGCCGGACGTGCTCACGCCCGAGGCCCGGCAAGAGTGGGCGCGCGTGCTGCCCGATCTGCTGACCCTGGGATGGGTGCACCGTATCGACGGCATGGCCCTGGCTTCGTACTGCGAGGCCGTGGCCGACTGGAAGCGGTTTCGTCGCCTCATCGTGGAAAAGAACGCAGCACAGGCCGAGGCCGGCGACGTGCAGACCTACGCGACAGGCGCCAAGCAGATCAGCGTCTGGCGCCAGTTGGCGAACGATGCAGAAAAACGCGCGAACGCCGCTGGCGCGGCGTTTGGAATGTCGCCCCTGGCCCGGCGAAGCATGAAAGCACAAGGTACACCGCAAGGGGAGCTGTTCGGCAATGACGAAAAGGATGCAGTCGAACGCTACTTCAGCAGGTGAGTGCCGTGTGCGCAAATACGCCCGTCGCGTGCTGCAGGGGCGAATCATCGCGGGGCCGCTGGTGCGTGCGGCGTGCAAGCGCCACCTCCAGGACCTCAAGGCCGGCCACAAGCGCGGGCTGATCTGGGACCAGGGCGCTGCAGACCGTGCCATCGGGTTTTTTGAGGATGTGCTCAAGCTCAACGGCGGCCAGTTCGAGGGCAAGCCCTTCGTGCTGGCACCCTGGCAGGCATTCATCGTTGGCAGCCTGTATGGCTGGTATATGGCAGATGGATACCGGCGCTTTCGCGTGATCTACATCGAGACCGGCAAAGGCTCGGGCAAAAGCCCGCTGGTCGCAGGCATCGGGCTCTATGGCCTGACGGCAGACAAGGAGCAGCGCGCCGAAATCTACGCTGGCGCGACGAAAAAGGACCAGGCGCAGATCCTGTTCCGCGATGCGGTGGCCATGGTCAACCAGTCGCCGGCCCTGGCCTCGCGCCTGGTGCAGTCCGGGCGCGACGAAAAGGTGTGGAACCTGTTCTACGCCGAGACCAACAGCTTTTTCAAGACCATCGCTGCCGATGAGGGGCAGTCGGGTCCGCGCCCCCATGTCGGGCTGATCGATGAGGTGCATGAGCACAAGACGGCCACCGTGGTGGACATGATGATCGCGGGCACCAAGAACCGGCTGCGCGCGATGGTGATCATGATCACCAACAGCGGCAGCGACAAAAACACGCCCTGCGGCCAGTACCACGACTACGGTGCAGACGTGTGCACTGGCAAGGCAGAGGACGACCGTTTCTTCGGGTTCATCTGCTCGCTGGACAAGGGGGACGATCCGACCAAGGACGAACGCTGCTGGCCCAAGGTCAACCCGTCGCTGCGGTTTCGCCTGCCAGGCCAGCGCGAAGGCATCCCGGGCTATCAGTACCTGCGGGCACAGGTGCAGAGCGCACGCGGCATGCCGGCCAAGCTCGCCAAGGTGCTGCGGCTGAATTTCTGCAAATGGACGCAGGCCGAATCGCCGTGGCTCGACTGGGACATCTGGGAAGAGGCGCGCGAGACCGTGCCCATGCGCTTGCTACGCGGCCGGCGCGCGGTGGCGGGTCTGGACTTGTCCAGCACCACCGACCTGACGGCCTTTGTGATTCTGTTTTACCCAACCGCAGAGGACCCGTTCTGGCGGCTGATGGCGTACTTCTGGATACCGGATCACGGGCTGGATGAGCGCGAAAAGCGCGACAAGGTCCCCTATCAGCAATGGATCGAGGAGGGGTGGCTTGAGACCACGCCAGGCCGTGCGGTGAGCCGGCTTTTCGTGCTGCGCCGCCTGGTGCAGATCTGCGAGGCTTTCGACATCGAAAAGATCGCCTACGACCGCTGGCGCATCGAGGACCTCATGCAGCTGATGGCGGACAACAGCATCACGCTGCCCGAGCTGGTGGGCTTTGGCCAGGGCTATCAGTCCATGGGGCCGGCCGTCGATGAATTCGAGCGCCGTTTGCTGGGCATGGTGCCGGCGGAAGGGGAGGAGGCCGAGGAAATGGCCGAGGCCCTGGAGGTCATCGAGCGGCTGCGGCATGACGGCAATCCGGTCCTGACCTGGAACGCGGCCAATGCCGTGGTGACCCATGACCCGTCCAATAACCGCAAGGTCGATAAGTCCAAGTCTGTTGGACGCATTGACGGCGTGGTGGGGGCGGTGATGGCTGTGGGCGTCAGCGGCAAGGCTTCGATTGCCAGCGGCCCATCGATCTACGAGGAAGAGGGGATAGGGATATGAAATTCTGGATCTGTTCGCTGGTCTGCGGCCTGCTCGGCTTCGGGCTGATGGTCGCAGGCATAGCCCTGGTGCATGTCCCCTCGGCCTTGTGCTTTGCTGGCCTGTGCCTGCTGGCCTACAGCTGGCGGTTGGACAAGGTGGCGGCGGCCCTGAAACGCAATGGGCAGCGTGCCGGGCAACAGAGCCAGTCGCCGCTGTCGCCCCCACCCGCAGCACCGTAAAGGATCGCCATGTTTTTTTCCGATGTCCTGGTCAGCAGCGCAGAAGGCAGCTTGACCAACAGCTCCGGCAGCTTCTGGCAGGGGCTGCTGGGCGCGGCCGGCAGCAGCAGCGCAGGGGTACGGGTCACGCCCGATTCTGCACTCGCCCTGCCTATCCTGCAGAACTGCGTCACGCTGCTGGCCGAAAGCCTGGCATCGTGCACAGCCGAACTGTACGAGCGCACTTCAGACGGCGGGCGCAAGTCGGCCACCGAGCACCCGGCCTATGACGTGCTGCGCTACGCGCCCAACGGCATGCAGACGCCCTATGACCGCATCGAGCTGTCGCAGATGAGCGCCGGCCTGCGCGGCAACAGCTACAGCTTTATCGAGCGGCGCGACGATGGCAACGTCCTTGCGCTGTGGCCGCTGGACACCGAAAAGGTCACGGTGCTCAAGGGGCCTGACATGCTGCCCTACTACCGGGTTGCAGGCATCCCAGATCCGTTGCCCATGCGTCTGGTCCACCATGTACGCTGGGTCTCGCTCAACGGCTACACGGGGCTGTCTCCCGTGCTGCTGCATGCCGAGTCCGTGGGCCTGGCGCAGGCCATCCGGCAATACACGGGCAAGTCCTTTGCCAACGGTGCCACGGTCTCCGGGGTCATCGAGCGGCCCAAGGAAGCGGCGGCGATCAAGGACCAAAAGAGCATTGATCGCATCGTGGACCAGTGGGGCCACAAGTTCGGCGGCATCGACAACGCCAAAAAGGTCGCGCTGCTGCAGGAGGGCATGACCTTCAAGCCTGTCTCCATGAACAACGTGGATGCGGAAGTGGCGGCCATTCTCAAGCTGTCGGGTGTGGACATCGCGCGCATGTACAAGGTGCCGCTGCCCATGGTCAATGACCTGGAGAAGGCGAACTACAACACGATTGAGCAGCTGCTCATCCAGTTCGTTGCCTTCTGTCTGCTGGCCTGGGCCAAGCGGCATGAGCAGGCCATGACGCGGGATCTGATCCTTCCGCAGGACCGGCGCCGCTACTACATCGAATTCAACCTGTCCGGCCTGCTGCGCGGTGACCAGAAAAGCCGCTACGAGGCCTATGCCATCGGCCGGCAGTGGGGCTGGCTATCGGTCAACGACATCCGGCGGCTTGAGAACATGCCGCCCGTCGACGGCGGCAATGTCTACCTGCAGCCGCTGAACATGACGTCCACGGGCAAGGGCCAGCCGGGTGCGCTCAGCGCGCCAGGCAGCGACCCGGAAAAAGCAACCCGCATCGCGCTGGAAAGCGAGATGCGCAACGTAGAAAAGGTACTGGAGCCATGAAACGCCATCTCCTGCTGACCAACATGCTGTTCAATCAGCCCGTGCTGGCAACCCGCGAGCTGCTGGACCTGGGGGTGCGCTGGGCCAATCAGTCCCTGCAACTCAACATCATCAACATCGGCGCATCGGCTCCAGCTGTGGCCGTGCCCCGCGCCGACTATGACGACGATGATGGCGGTCGGCCGGTCCACAGCCACGACAACCGCGAGCGCACGGGCGTCGCCGTGGTGCCCGTGCATGGCATCCTGGTGAGCCGCAACGCGCACATGGACATGTGCGAACGCATGACCAGCTACGAGCAGTTGCGCCGCGACGTCAGCGCGGCCGTCGATGACCCTGCCGTCAAGCGCATCGTGCTGGACGTGGACAGCAATGGAGGCCATGCCGTGGGCGCCTTCGAGGTAGCGGCCGACATCCGCGAGATGTCCCAAGCCAAGCCCATCACCGCCATCGTCAACCACAACGCCTACAGCGCCGCCTACCTGATCGCCAGCGCATGTACGGAGGTGGTCCTGAGCCGCACCAGCGGCACGGGCAGCATCGGGGTGATCGCCTCGCACTACGACGTGTCCAAGCGCGAGGAGCAGTTGGGCATCAAAGTCACGACCGTATTTGCCGGTGCCCACAAAAATGACCTGACCCCGCATGAGCCACTGTCCGAGCAATCGCTGCAGCAGCTGCAGGAGCTGGTCAACGACTCCTATCAACTGTTCGTGCAGGACGTGGCCACATACCGGGGTATGTCCACACAGGCGGTGATCGACACGCAGGCGCGCCTGTATCGCGGCCAGGCTGCCATCAATGCTGGCCTAGCCGACCGATTGAGCACGGCTCAGCAAGCCCTGGATGGCCTGGTGCGCGATGTTGCCGCCACGCGCCGGACCTCCTCATCCCTCGCACTGCGCGCCAAGGCGGCCGCTGTGCAGGCCGCCCTCTGACCGCGTTCGCGGCAGTCCCGGCCCGCTTCGGCGGGCTTTTTTTTTGTCCAAGGAAAAACCATGTCCCTTGTCACCAAACTCCGCAGCGAACGCGCCGAGGCGAACACCAAGCTGCAGGCCCTCGCCACCAAGGAATCCGGCGGCGCCACGCTGTCGGCCGAAGAACTGCAGGAATTCGCGCAGCTGGAGCAGCAGATTGCGGACCTGTCCGCTAAGATCGCCCGCGCTGAATCGGCCGAGCGTGCAGCTGCAGCCGCGGCTGTGCCCGTGAACGAATCGGCCGCAGGTATCAACGGCCCCCCCGGCAATCGTCCTGCCCACATCACTGTGACGGACAACGCACAGGCCGGCACGCGCGTGGCCCAGATGGCCCGCATGATCGCTGCCGCCGGCGGCAACCAGATGCAGGCTGCCGAGCTGGCCCGCTCCAGCGGCATGGGCGAGGATGTGGTGATGGCACTGTCCACCACCAGCCCCGGCGCCGGTGGTGTTCTGGTCCCTGCCAACATGGCGCGCGAGGTCATCGAGTCTCTGCGGCCCACTTCCATCCTGCGCAGCTTCGGCGCCCGTCCGCTGCCCCTGGTCAACGGCAACATGAGCCTGCCGCGCATCAAGGGCAACACCACCGTGGGCTATATCGGCATGGACACGGACATCAACGTCACCGGCATGGTGTTCGATGACCTGAAGCTGCAGTCCAAGAAGCTGGCAGCCTTGGTGCCCATCAGCAATGACTTGCTGAAGTTCTCAGGTGTCAGCCCTCAAGTCGATGCCATCGTGGTTGCTGACCTGTTCACCAGCACGGGCCTGTATGAAGACATCACCTTTATTCGCTCCAACGGGAACGGCGGTGCCACCCCGAAGGGCCTGCGCTACTGGGCTCCGGCCTTCAACATCGTCACAGCGCCTGCTGGCACGTCGCTGGCCGAGCTGGACGCATTCCTGGGCGGCCTGATGCTGCGTGTGGAAATGTCCAATGCCAACCTGGCGGCCAGCGGCTGGATCATGAGCCCGCGCAGCATCCGTTTCCTGCAGGCCCTGCGCGATGGAAACGGCAACAAGGCATATCCCGAGATCGAGCAGGGCAAGCTCAAGGGCTACCCGTTCAAGCTGTCCACGCAGATCCCGGTCAACCTGGGTGCCGGCGGCGACGAGTCCGAAATTTACTTCGGTGACTACTCGGACTGCTACATCGGTGAGACCGGCGAAATGGTACTCGCGTACAGCACCGAGGCCTCCTACAAGGACGGCAGCGGCGAAACCATCAGCGCATTCCAGCGCGATCAAACCCTGGTTCGCGTCATCACCCACAACGACTTCGGCCCGCGCCATGTGGAGTCCATCGCCGTGGGCGTCGGCGTCAAGTGGGGCAAGGACATGCTGGCCTGACCGCCAACCGCTCGGCACAGCCGGGCGGCCTGGACTGATCACCGAACCATTGAGAGGACATCGATATGAGCAAGCAGAAACCCGTCGCCGTGGTCTTCGCAAAGCCCTGGCGCGGCTACAACAAGGGCGAGACCGCCGGATTCGACAAGGAAACCGCTGATGCACTGCGCGAGCGCGGCATTGTCGAGGAGGAGGGGGAAGAGGCCGGGCGCCGTACCCGTACTAAGGCCGAGGGCGGCAAGAAGGCTGAGACCCCGCCCCCGCCCCCGGATGACCCCGCCAAGGGGGCCGACTCCGACGACAACGCCAGGCCCTGACCATGGCGCGCCGCTTGAGCTACACCGGCGACCCGGTGCTGACTGCGGAGCTTGTCGCTCAGTGGTGCCGTGAGCATGTCGATGACCTACAGCGCGAGCTGGTGGAGGGCGTCATCGTCCCTGCCGTCACGCAGATGTGCGAGTCCGAGACGGGCGCCGCCATCCGCGAAGCGCAGTACCAGGAGGACTGGACTGCTGCAGAGCGTGCCGATGGCGTGCTGGATGTCGGCCAGGTCAAGAGCATCACCAGCGTGCAGATCCTGCGTGCCGGTGCGGCGCCCGAGCCCTTCACCGAGTACGAGCTGGGCCAGGATCAGCGCGTGGCCTGGCTGGAGTTCCCCGGCGGCCGGCCTGCAGGCGCCTTGCGCGTGCAATACCTGGCGGGCGTGGACCTCGAAGCCTACCCGGCGGTCAAGACCTGGCTGCTGCTGCAGGCAGGCACGCTCTACCAGCAGCGCGAATCGCTGATCGTTGGCGGCACCGTCACGGATCTGCCCCTGAAATTTCTCGGCCACATGCTGGCCGAGATCGTTGTGCCCACGCGGTTTTGAGGTGCGCCATGCTGCGAGCAGGAACCCTGAATCGGCTGGTCTCCATCCAGCGGCACAGCCAGAGCAAAGACGGGTGGAACACTCCCGAGCCTGGCGCCATCGAATGGGTCGAGGTTGTGAAGGTATGGGCCAACATCCGGCACATGTCCGGCAGTGAAACCATCCGGGCGGGCGTCGAGGTGTCCGCCGTGCTTGTCTCGATACGCATTCGCTGGCGCACGGGGCTGGACGGGGGGATGCGCGTTGTGCACGACGGCGACATCTACAGGATCGAGGCGGTGCTGCCTGACTACCGGCGGCAGTACTTTGACATCGTGTGCAAGCTCATCCAGTGAGGCGCGGCAATGGCGAATGGAACCAACTCTTTCACCATCCGTGCTGACACTGCGGCCCTGGATGATTTCCTGGATGCACTGGGCGATGCTGCCGACCAGGCCGTGCGCCCCGCTGCGCAGGCCGGCGCGCAGGTGCTCTACGAGGCGGTCAAGGTCAACGTCAGTTCCATAGGCAGCGTGACCGGCAACCTGGGCCGTGCGGTCTACCAGGCGTTTTCTCCAGAGCACTCCATCGATGGCGTGCAGGCGCAGTACCACGTCAGCTGGAACGCCAGGAAAGCGCCTCACGGCCATCTGCTGGAGCGGGGGTGGGTGCAGCGTTACGCCGTGACCATCGCCAAGGGTGGCAAGTGGGTCACGCGAGTGCGGCCCGAGGCGCAGGGCAAGCCCCGGCCGAAGCGCCGCGCTACACAGGCCGAGAAAGATGCGTACTACGTGCCTCGGCCTGGAGGCCCCGTCCACCGGCTGGGATATTTCTTCGTCGCACGCGCTGAAGACTCCATGTCCAAAGCCATTGAGGCTGCGAATCAGGAGCTGCAAAAGCGCTATGACCAGGTGAAGTGACATGAGCTATGAACCCGCCCTTGTGGCCATCTTGACGGCGCTGTGTCCGAGGTCTTTGCCGGTTGTCGCCCCATGGGGAACCCAGATGCCCTATGTGATCTGGCAGCGCGTTGGCGGCCGGGCCTTCCGCAACCTCGACAAGCGGCCCACAGGCAATCTTCGCAATGGCCGCGTAAGCATCACTGTCTGGCATGAAACGCCCGCGAAGGCCACGGCGCTGATCCGCCAGATCGAGGACGCATTGACGGCCTCCGATGCCATCCAGTGCACCCCGCTGGATGAACCTCTGGACATGTTCGATGACGGCGGCAGCGATGCCGTGATCTACGGCATGCAGCAGAGCTTTTCAATCTGGGCGCGCCGATAGCGCCCGACTCTTTCTCAACCCCGGCCCGCAGCAGCGGGCTTTTTTACGTCCGAAAGGAAAACGCCATGGGCGCACAAACCGTTGCCGGGACCAAGATCGGCATTTCTGCAGCACTGCCCGCCGCCTACGACAAGGATGGCTATGCGGCTTTGACCTTCTCCAAGATTGGAGAGATCACCAATGGCGGCAGCCACGGCCGCACCTACCAGGTGGTCAACCACAACCCCATCGACACGCGCGGCACGCGCAAGTTCAAGGGCTCGTTCAACGAGGGGCAGAAGACTATTCAGCTCGCTGTGGACGCCGCAGACCCGGGGCAAATCATCGTCAAGGCCGCCCTCAACTCCGATGCCGCCTATGCCTTCGAGGTGAAGTACCAAGACGGCTCCATCGACTACTTCACGGGCCTTGTAACCAGCTGGTCCAAGTCCACCGAAAGCGTGGACAGCATGTACTCGGCCAGCGTCGGCCTGGAGCTGACCACCTCCAAGGATGGCATCGGCATCATCGAAGTGCCCGCGCCTGTCGTCCCCTGATCCTTTCCCCTTCGGCCCTCGGGCCACCCCAGCACCGGCCCGGCTGTTTCGTCTCTCAGCGGAGGCGGGCAGTCGGGCGCGGGCATTTCCATTTCCTCCGCTGAAAGATCGACATGACCAAAACCATCACCCAAGCCGTGGCCGTGGCCACATCCGCCGCCGTCGCTGCTGCCGAACTTGTGGACATCACCGCCTTCGACCTGGTGAGCGCCTGTGAGGCCGGCCACAAGTTCGCGCTGCGCAACCCGGACGGATCGTCCACCGGCATCACCCTCATCGTGCGCGGCACGTTCGCGCCCGAGGTGGTCGCCTGGAACTCCGGCGTTGCGGAAAAATTCCTCAACGAGCAGCGCGCGGCACAGCGCCGAGGCAAGGCCCCCAAGGCCAAGACCATCGATGAGATGGAGGCCCAGAACATCGAGGGCGCCGTGGTGCGTGTCGCTGGCTGGGAGGGCGTCCGCCAGCCCTACAGCGCCGACCAACTGCGCGCCGCGCTCAAGCGCAATCCGCACTGGGCCGTGCAGATCATCGAGGAGTCCGACAGCCTGGGAAACTTTGGCGCGACCTCGGCATCCAGCTCCGAGGCTACGTAAAGCAGCTGGCCTGGCTGCAGGCGCCCATCGACCCGCCCAAGGGCTCGCGCGAGGATGCGCCGCGCCAAAGCAGGGCGCAGCGCATGGGCGAGGACGCCGAGCTGCCCTTGCCAGAACTGGAGGACGGCTTTCACATCATCACGGCGCTGATGGAGGTGGGGCCGGTCTCCTATGCAGGCATGGACCTGGCGCCCGTCTCATGGCCGGAGATAGCCGCCTGGCAGCAGGCCACACGGTGCCCATTTCGCCCGCATGAGCTGCAGTTGCTGCGCAGCCTCTCGGCTGCGTACCTGGAGCAGTACCGGCTGTCCAAAAGCGATGCCTGTCCATCGCCCGAGATCGTGCGGCCAGAGGATGGAGAGCAGGCCAAGAAGCTGGCGGCTCACATCAAGGAGGTGCTGCGTGGGTGAAGAGCATTTGGCGTAAAGAGCATTGAGCAGACCGCTGCGGCGGTCCTTTTATTTGAAGCCCTTCGGCATTGCCGCAGGGCTTTTTTGTTGCCTGGACGGTACGTATGACAGACACCACGCGCAAATCGAATCTTGAGTTTGGTGTACGCAACAACACCAAGGCCGGCCTGTCGGAGATCAAGCAGGATGTCAAAGCCGTGGGCGATGAGGCTGCCCAGGCAGGTTCCAAGGCTGGCACGGCTTTTGACGGCATGGGCAAGAGCAGCCAGACGGCTGCGAGCAGCATTGATCGCAGCACGCGCAGCATCATCAGCTCGCTGGAGCGCGAGATGGCCGCCATGCAGTCCGGTGGCAAAGGCACTGCTGCCTATTACGAGACCATTGCCAAGCAGCGCGGCGCCGACATGGCCGCGCTGGGCCCATACCTGCAGCAGATGCGCCTGTTTGAAAAGCAGGCCGAGGAATCGTTCAAGACGGTGGGCATGTCTGCGCGGGCGACATCCGCTGCAATGCGCGGCGTGCCGGCCCAGATCAGCGACATCGTTGTGAGCCTGCAGGGCGGCATGCCCGTCATGACCGTGTTCATGCAGCAGGGCCTGCAGCTGCGCGATATGTTCGGCGGCTTTGCTGCGGCTGGCAAGGCTTTGGGAAGCACCCTGCTGGGCCTGGTCAATCCCTACACCGTTGTAGCGGCTGCAGTGGTGGGCTTTGGCGCAGCGATGGCGTACTCGGAGAGCACGCTGCGCACCAACATGGCCTTGATGGCGCAGTTGGAGGCCACAGGCCGCGCGGGCTTCCTCAACTCCGATGCCATCAAGCAGCTCAAGAAGGAAATGATTGAGCTGCCGGGGATCAGCAAAAGCATGGCCTCGGCCATCATTGCGGACCTGGTGCAGGTGCGAACCCTGGGCGGCGAGGCGCTGCAGAAGATCGCATTGCTGTCGGCAGACTTTGCGGCCGCCACTGGCCAGGATGCCGCCGGCGCCGCCAAGGAGTTGGCGAAGGCGATGGAGGAGCCAGCCAAGGGGGCGCGTGTCCTGGATGAGGCATTCAATTTCCTCACCGTGTCCCAACTGGTGGCCATTGAAGCCATGGTGGAGGCCGGCAACAAAGCCGGCGCTCAGGGCGTGGTGCTCGATGCCTTGGGCGCTCGGCTCAAGGGCCTTGCAGACGAAAATCTGACTCCCCTGAAGAAAGCAACCAAGAACTTTGGCGATGCCTGGGACCAGGCAATGGCGAACGTCGCCAATGCCGGCACGCTGACGGCGGCCAATGATCTTGTCGCAGGTCTGGTGAATCGCTTTGCTGAGCTGGTGGGATGGCTCAACCGCGCCAAGCTGCCTGCCTGGATGGATCAAGCCGCCTTCAAGGGCGGTCTCAATGGCATGGTCTACAGGGCCATCGTCGGCGACAACACTCCCAAGCCCGCCTTCACTGGTGGGACAACGGGCAGTTGGGGCGACAACACGGGCGGGGCCTCGGGCAGTTGGGGCACACCCGGTGCGAAGTCTACGGCCGACCAGGAGCTGTCCGAGCTGCTGGACACCACCAAGGCATTCAAGGGAAAAAAGGATGCTGTTGAAGACCTGAACAAGACACTTGGCAGGCTCCAGACGCAGCAGCAGCGCCTGCGTGATGAGGGGCGCGGTGACTCCAAGGAAGCGGATGAGCTGCAGGCCCGTATCAACGGTGTCAACGAAAAGATCAAGTCGCTGAGCAAGACGCGCGGCGATGGCGCCAAGAAAGAGCAGTCTGCGTATGCCGAGCTTGCGGCCTCGATCCAAGCCAAGATTGACGCCAACAAAGCGGAAGTCACCCAGTCCGGCAAGCTCAACGACGCCCAAAAGGCCGAAATCAAGCTCAATGCCGATCTGAAGGAAGGCAAGATCAAGCTGTCGGCCGCGCATGAGGCCGACCTGCGCGGGCGCATCGCAGTCTGGAAGCAGCAGGAAAAGGACAAGGCGCAGGCCAAGGAAAACGTCGCGCTCTACCAGCAGCAGCTCGACATTGAAAAGCAGGTCACGGAGGACTACCTCAAGCGCTCCAAGGCCCTGGAGTCGGCGCGCCAGGCCATGGACGCTTACGAGAAGGCGGCGCGCGAGGACTTCGAGCGCCTGCAGCTGGAGGCGGGCCTGATCGGCATGAGCAACCAGGCGCGTGCCGTGGCCCTGGCGCAATACGATGCCGAGCTGGAGCTCAAGCGCAAGATTGCCGAGATAGAGCGGCTGGATGCGACTACATCGCAAAAGGATGAGCTGATCGACCGTGCGCGCGTGGTCTCCTACCAGCGCGTGGCCAGTGCCCAGACCAAGGCCTACAACGACGAATGGAACAAGGCCTTTGACCAGGCCAGCCAGTCGCTCAGCGATGCGCTGATGGCGGGCGGCAAGAACGGCGCCGAGTATATCGAGGGCCTGTTCCGCTCCCTGGTCCTGCGCCCGGTGATTCAGGCCATCGTGGCGCCCATTGCCGGGGACATTGCGTCAACTGTGCTGTCCATGCTGGGCATGGGTCCCAATGGCAGCTCGGGCGGACGTTCTGGCGTGGGATTGGGCGACCTGTCCACCATGTACAAGCTGGGCACCTCATCGCTGATGAAGGATTTCGGCCTGGGCCTGGGCAACCTGGTCAACAACGCCGGTGGCAAGCTCTACAACCTGGGCTTGGAGAAGGTGGGCAGCTCGCTGATCGATTTCGGGGACATGCTCACGAAGTATTCCGGGATCATCAACAAGGCCGGTGCTGCATTCAGCTATGTCAGCGCGGTCTTGAACATCGCCGATGGCAAGTGGGGTGCGGGCGTCGGTACGGCGGTCGGCCAGTGGTTCGGCGGCCCTATTGGCGCGTTCATCGGCAACTGGATTGGCGGCCTGCTGGACAAGGCCTTCGGCTCGCGGGGTGCAAACCACTCGGGCGGTGTCGCGTCCACTGCGACCACGGACCGGGACACTGCCGCCCGCCAGGCGCTGGGGACCGATGCCTGGGGCAACACCTGGGGGGACTTCACCAAGCGCGGCAACACGGAGATCGACAAGCAGCTGGGAGCGTCCATCACATCGTGGCTGGACTTGTACAAGGCGCTGGCCAAGTTCTCCAATGGCACGGCCAAGGACATCGACATCGCCAGCGGCTTCTCTGTCAACCCGGCCTACAGCGATGAAGGTGCCATGGGCTTTTTCCAGATCCTGGACAAAGCCACCGGTGAGGTGCTGACCAAGTACAAAAACCGAGACCTGGATGCCGATCCGCAAAAGGCCTGGGCGCAGTACATGGCGGACATGGGCGGGGCGGTGATCGACCAGCTCAAAAAGGCCGACATCCCGGGCTGGATGCGCGAGGAGTTCGATGCCCTGGGCGAGGACATCACCATCGAGGGTCTCAACGAGGCATTGCGCAACATCGCAATGATCGATGCTGCATTCCGTGGGTGGGCCGACACGTTGGTGGGCTTTGGGGATCTGACGGCCAAGGCTCAGACGGAGCTGCTGAAGTTCTCGGGCGGCATAGAGGCGCTGTCCAACAATATCAATGCCTTCTACTCCAGCTTCTACTCGGAAGAGGAGAGGGCGGGGATCATGCAGCGCCAAGTGAAAGAAGGGCTCAAGGCGCTGGGCGTGGACATCGATCCAGCAGGCGGCGAAGCTGCCAAGAAAGCATTCAGGAAGCTCATCGAAGACGCGCTCGCATCGGGCAACACGGAGCTTGCGGCGAAGCTGCTGGCCCTGGCCCAGATGTTTGGAGTGGCGGCTGACTATGCCCAAAAAGCTGCAGAGACGGCTGCCGATGCGGCGAAGACGGCTGCGGACGAGGTTGCGAAGCAGCTCGCCGAATCACGGCAGAAGGCCAAGGATGCGGCGATGGCCAACTTTGAGGCCGCCGTGCAGCGTGAGCAGGACTACTGGAGTGCCATCGCCTCGGCTGCGCAGTCGGCCATCAGCAGCATGTCTGGGGTGCTGGCCACGCTCAAATCCAATGCGCGCGAGCTGTATGGCTCAGTGACTGCGACTCAGCAGATGCTGGCCGCGCAGGGCATGGTCTATATCGAGCAGGCATTGGTCGGCGTGCGTGGTGGCGCGAAGCTGTCCAGCTATGAGGGCCTGACGGACGCCATCACTGCGGCACGCGGTGGCATCAGCAGTGGGGCCTATGCGACTCAGTTCGAGAAGGACCGGGACACCTTGGTTCTGGCGGGCCAGTTGGCCGATCTGGCGGACATGGGTGACGCCCAGCTCAGCGTTGAGGAGCGCTTGCTCAAAAACTCGCAAGAGCAGCTGGAGCGGCTGGACAAGACGCTGGGTTACTGGCGCGATCTGCTTGAAGGCAACGAAAAGCACATTGATGCAACGCTGAGTGTTGAGCAGGCCATCAAGCATCTGGAAGCGCTGCTGTTTCCTGAAAGCCCTGGCGGGACAGGGAGTCAGCCGGGCAAGGGTGGCGGCCTGGGCTCGGATGTCACGCCAGGGGCCGGAAGCAACCTGCACGGCGGCGGAGGCGACTCCCCATACAAGCATGTCTACACGAACCCGGACGGCTCTGCGTACTACGCATCTGTGACGGCGAAGGATCGTGTTGATCGCTTGGATAGCCTGAAGGATGGCTACCACGCGTTTGACGGCACAGGCAATGCTGCCGGCCTCTACGACTGGGCGCGGCAGAACAACGCAACGCCTCAGGACTTGGCTGAGCTGTCCGGACTCAAACAGTCCGACTGGGAAGCCTGGCTCGCCAATCAGCGCGTGCCCTCTTATGACATCGGAACCAACTACGTGCCCCGGCACATGCTGGCCCAGATCCATGAAGGGGAGGCCATCTTGCCAAAAGCCTTCAATCCGTGGGCCGGCGGGGCAGGGGGCGCGATGGCGTTTGGCGGCGGCAGCTCCGATGCCTTGCTGGAGCGCCTGGCAAACAGCGTGGACCGCCTCGATGCGCGCATGGCGAGCGTGGGCGAGAACACTGCAGCGCTCTACGACCAGCACGACAGCGTGACGGAAGGCGGCAACGGCATGAGGGCCGAAATCATGAACGTGAGGGAATTGGCGCAAGCCATTGCTGAGGAGATGAAGAAATGACCGAAAACCGATCAGCGCGTGTCATGGTGCCCGTGAAGATCACTGACAGCATGATCGTTGCCGGCACTTCGGTGCCTGAGCCGAACACGGCCAATGGAGAGGTTGCCTGGGTTGCCAGCGGCAGTTATGCCGTTGACGATCTGCGCACCTCCAATGGTTCTGTGTACTCGTGCACACGTCTGCACTCGGGCCGTACTGCGCGGCCCGAAGCAGACCGCGGCTATTGGCTTCGCAAGGGGCCAACGGACAGGAAAGCGCCCTTCGATGACTACTCATCGACCAAGGCCCGGGGCAAAGGGGCAATCACCTTTGTGCTCGCTCCGGGCTTCATCAATGGGGCGAGTGTGTACCAGCCGGAGGGCGCCACCTACTCGCTTGTGGTCCGGGACGGCCCGGGCGGTGACGTGATCCGGGAGCAGCACGGGGACCTGTTCGCGCAAGCGGCTGGCCTGTGGGAGCTGCTGTTCACGCCGTTGCCGGCCCTGGAAAAAATCTCCATGGACGACATCCCCATCGCGCCCAACGCCGAAGTGACCGTGACCATTCAGTCACCAGGCGACGGTGCGGTCGCGGTGGGCGATATCAAGCTGGGCGACTGGCGGCAGCTCATCGGCAACGCTGACAAAGGCGGGGTGGAGCGAGGGGCGGAGGCCCAGCGCAAGTCCTACACCTACCGCAAGTACAACGATGACGGCTCGTACGACCAGGTTCCGCGCGGCAATGCACGGGACGTGTCCTGTCGTGTCGTTCTGGATCACGAAGAGGCCATGTACGCGGACGCCGTGCTTGGCGAAATCCTCGATATGGCGGTGCCCTTTGAGGCATCGAATTTGCCGCGACTCGGCTACCTCAACACCCTTGGCTTTGTCTCCGGAGTGATTAAGGCAGATGAATGGGGTGTGACCTCTTTGGCTCTCAACATCAAAGGCAATATCTGATGGCCGTACAACCTGCAGCCAAGCTCACTGCCGTCCCTGAGTTTCCATCGCTTGCACGCCGTGCGACGGGCGAATACAACGGGATGGCCTACAAATTCGGGACGCATATGGGGGGCGATGGCCCCTTCGTCCCTGAAATCAATGCACTCGCCGAAAACGTGCAGCACAACGCGCAGGAGGCGGTTGATGCTGCTGGCGGGGCAATCGACGCGCAAGAGGCAACCGAGGCCGCGCGTGATGCTGCCGCTGACAGTGCAGGCGCCGCTGACGGTTTCTCCCGCAATTCTGCGGCCTCGGCCAATGCATCTGCAGAGTCCGCCGGCGCTGCAGCTGACAGCGATATCTCTGCGGCCGCGCAAGCCAGGCTTGCCGACGATGCGCGCGTGCTGTCTCAGCAGGCGCGAGACACCACGGTGGGCCTGCTGGCTGAGGTGGTTGACGCTCGCGCCGAGACGCTGGCCTACCGCGACCAGGCCGAGGTCTTTGCTTCGGCGCAATTCAAGGGCACCAGCTCGACCAGCGTGACCCCGGGCGCAGGGGCGAGGGCCTTTGCAATGGAGCCCTCGCGCTCTTTCGTGATCGGCATGTACCTGGTGGCCACGTCCACCAGCGATACCGGCACGAGCATGAGTGGCTATGTGCAGAGCTATGACCCGAGCACCGGCGCCCTTGTGCTGGGGGTGGATCAATTTTCTGGTCTGGCGGCCAAAGCAGATTGGGTGATCGGCGTTGCTGCCAAGGGTGCGGCTGGCCTGACCGTGCAGATCGTCACGGCAAACACAACGGCGGTCGCCGGGGTGCACTACATCGTGACGGTGGCGGGCATCACGCTATCGATGCCGGCCGCTGCTGTGGGCCGGGTCAAGGTGACGAACGCGAGCCCTGGTCTGTTCAACGTGAATTGGCAGGGCAAGACAGTGCGCGACATGGTGCCGGACGCGCCCATGCGCATTCCGCGCGGTGGGGAATTCGATGTGACAGGGGCAGGAGGAAACTGGGCATGAACTACAACAGGATTTTTAACGGCTCATCACAGCTGGGACCGCGCCATGCGGTGCCAGTGTTTACGAGTCGCACATGGACGGCGCCGGCAGATGGCTTGCTGACTGTGCGGGCCATGGGGGCGGGCGGTGGTGGTGGTCGCAGCTGCACTGGCGGGTATTCGGGGGCCTGGGGCGCCAAGCTCATCCGGATCAACAAGGGTGACTCTGTCGTGATCAGCATTGGCGCAGGAGGGGCAGGGGGCGTTGCAAGTGGACCTGGCTCAGCCGGTGGGGCCACTACGGTCACAGTCGGTGGTGTCACGTACACAGCACCGGGAGGACCCGGTGGACTTGTGGCTTCCAGCCCAGCTGCAGTACCCAACGGGCCAAGCTTGCCAGTCGATTGGGACTTTGGTGCAGCGTCCGTCAAGCCAGGCGCTGTAAGCGGTGCACCTACCGGCGGTGCGGGTGTTGACATCCTTGCTCAAGGCGGAAACGCGACAACCTCAGATAGCGTGGCTGGAAGCGGCGGCGGGGGTACTGGCGGGCCGTCCAACGGAGTTACAGGGGGCGGCGCCATGCCGAATGGTCGCAGTGCGATTGGCTCGGGTAGCGGTGCATTCTTTGATGCCGGCAATGGTGACTGGGGCATCAGTTTCTACGGAGGCGCAGGCGGTTCTTCAGGATCGAGCGGCGGCAACGGTGGTGGCGGTGGTGGAGGGTCAAACGGCGGTCAGGCGGGCGGTAACGGTGGGGGTGGGTCGGGCGCCGTCGCCGGCGGCATTGGCGGAGGTGATGGAGGCTTGGGAGGCGGTGGAGGTAGTGGCGGAGCCAACAATGGCATCGGCGGTAGAGGCGGCAACGGCTTCTGCTTCCTCGAGTTCTTTGCAGACCTGGGGGTGTGACATGCCAGTAATCGAAATCCTCGACCCTGTGGGCGTTGTCATCAACACCATCGTTGCAACGCCTGAGTTCGCCGATGAGCACTACCCGGGCGCCTGGCAGTTGTGTGCGGTGCAGCCTGCTCAGCCGATTGCAGACGTGCCCCAGAGATGCACGCGCCGCCAAGGCCAGCTTGCGTTGCTCAGTTATGGGCTGCTCGATGACGCGGAAGCAGCCATTGCCGCCATTGCAGATCCGCTGGAGCGGCGCGCCGCGCAGATCGAATACGACGCGGACACCTGGGAGCGCGGCAATGCATTTCTGTCGCAGCTTTGGTTCCAGCTCGGTGGCTCGCCGGAAACGCTCGATGAGGCCTTCGCGCTTGCGGTGACGCTCTGAGTTGACTCACTCCAACACAAACCCGCTTCGGCGGGTTTTTTCATGCCCGGAGGAGGGCACATGGACAACAACTGGTTCGATCAACTTCTACCCAAAGTGCCGGGGATTCTCGGCAGTGCAGGAGCGCTTATGTGGATGCAAGGTACATGGCCGCGCAAAGGGGCAATGCTGGTGCTCGGGATCGCGGCGAGCAACTACGGTACGCCCGACTTCGTGCTGGCGACAGGTCTTTCCGAGGGGCTGGCCGGCTTCGTCGTCGGCATGTTTTCGATGACTGCCGCCGACTGGGTGTTCCGGGCGTGGGATCAGTTCGCACTCGGACCGCTCCTCAACGAGTGGGTGCGCAAGCGCCTGGGCCTGCCGCCAAAGGATGGGGGTGCTGTATGAGCCTAGCCGCCATCATCAAGACCGCGATCAATCCAGCGCTCTCGCTACTGCCGGCTTCCATGGATACGCCCGAGGCTCGCGTGATGCTGTTGGCTATCGGCTTGCAGGAATCTCGCTTTACCTACCGCTACCAGCTTGTGCAGGGCAAGCCTGGCGGCAAGGGGCCGGCCCGGGGCTTCTGGCAGTTCGAGCGCGGGTTTGCGGCGAGCCGTGGCGGCGTCTGGGGCGTGTTCCTGCACCCATCCACTAACCGCCTGCTGCGCTCCATCGCTGAGCAGCGCGGTTGCCTGCCCGTCCCGACGAGTATCTGGGAGGCCATCGAGCAAGACGACGTGCTGGCCGCTGCGCTGGCGCGGCTGCTGCTGTTCACGGATCCGCGCCGGCTGCCGGCCGTCAACGACGTGCAGGGCGCCTGGGATCTCTACGCGCTGCGCACCTGGCGCCCCGGCAAGCCTCACCGGCAGACCTGGGACGCCTTCCATGCACAGGCGCGCGCCGTCATCACAGGAGCAGCCACATGATCTCCGCGCTCTACACCCATCTTGCGGCAGCCGGCGCGGCCCTGGTCATCGGAGCCTCCGGCGCCTGGTGGACCCAGGCCCAGCGCTACGGGCTGCAGATCGAGCGGCTGCAGCACCAACAGACCAGCGCCGAGCTGGACAGTACACAGCAAGCCGTGCGCGACATGGCCGGATTTCAGAAAGGACTGACCGATGCACTTGCCGCATTCCAAGCCACGGGCCAGCGTAATCAGGCCGCGCAGCAGGATCTGGACCGCAGCCTGCGTGAGCTGCGCACTGCTACTGCAAGCATGCGGGGCGACTTTGCCGACCTCCCCGAGCGCATCGCTGGAGCTGCCCAGCCCGCCCTCGCTCAGTACGCCAGCACCTGCACAGCCGTACTCCAAGAGCTGGCAGACCGAGGTGGACGCATGGCAGAGCGCGGTGCAGACATCGCGCGAGCGGCTGATGGCCACGCCGCTGACGCTCGACTGATGAGCGATGCCTGGCCCCGAAAAGCGAAGGAGTAGTCCTATGGGCCCCCTGAAGCGGAATGTTGGTAGGATCGGCGCAGAGCACTACCCCATGTCGACTGCCCTCGTCTCTCCAGCCATTGATCGCGTCGCTCTTGAGCGCGTTGCCAACGATCCTGTTAGGGATGACGTTGCCGATAGCCATGAGCGTCTACTGGATGCTCAGGCGGAGCTTCGCGGAAGACTGGATGAAATGATCATGGCCAATCTGCAGCACTCTGCCCGGGTTCTCTTGGCCGCGCAGTGGCCATCCTTTGATGCTGAGCGCACATACCCGATAGGACATCTGGCGCAGATTCAGGCAGCTTGCGAGAGTCTCCAGGATCTGATTCAGGGTCTTATTGACACCTCCTCGGATAACGTGAGCAAGTCTCAGAACCCGCGTCTGAAGGAGCTTTTGACCGTGGTGACTGACGCAGGCGCTCAGGCCTTTGCATACGTGGAAGAGGTGCGGTGGGCTGCCATGAACGCCGAGGCGGAGGCGGAAATTGCTTCGGGGGAGGGCAAGAGCTTCGCAAACATGGATGCCGCGCTTGCATATCTTTCCAAGCTGAGAAAGTGAAATGCAAGAGCGCAGGCCATCTGTAAAGCTTTCCGCGAAGTTCCTTCGGGACTTCAAGGGCTTGCCGGGTGATCTGTGCGACGCTGTTCACGCATGTCTTCTCGATATTGAGAAGGAGCCCATCCCGCAGACAAGACGGGTGCATTCAGTGACGCCGCGCGGCCACAGGCCCACAATCTTCACTGTGGACGTGAAGAGCAACCATTCGTGGAAGCTTAGCTTCGTGAGGATCCGGCAGACTGCATGGGTGCTACGAGTTGCGACCCACCGGGAGATGGATCGTGACCCAGGCCGCAGCGAAGCGCGCAGGTTGATGGCTGAGGAAGCCTAGTCGGCGAGATCGACCGCCGCGAAGGCTACGAGGTGCGGCTGCTTGCCGCGCTGATGGCTTGCACCACGCCGCTGACGCCGCGCTGATCACTGTGGTTTCCAGCCACTGGCGCAGTGGGCTCAGGAGTAGTCAGCCGTGACGCTCGTCTGGCTGGGTGCTCTTGGTTTATGGCAGTCCTTCATCGGAAGGATGCCGATGCCTGAAAGGGTATAGCATCACTGTTAATATGAATTGAAGCAACAGATGACCTACTAGTGGACGCTAGAAGAATGGCCAATATGGAAAAAAAAGAAAAGCTATATAATGCAATCAAAGATTTTCTTCCATCCGAGATTGCCATGGCTTTGGCTGAATCATCAGGTGCAGGCTCAGAAGATGAGATCAGGTTTCTTGTTGGTTTGGTTTGTGAATTTAAAAGCATTGCCTTCCATAGTTATGGGAATGGCCGTAATGGGGTAAATATCAGTGCTAAATACGCTGAAGATGATTTTTACAAGGACTACTCCCTGAGGTTTTCGTTCCAGCACAAGGTAAAAAATGCAGCTCCGAAATCGCAAGATTGGAGAGTTGACGTGGCAGTTTTTGTCTATGCTAATTATCCAATTGAGGGGCAGGTAATTGGCGGGGTGGCATTTGAATACGATGGACACCCCTTGCACTACGTCGAGTCAAAGATCAAGAGTCAAATGGTGAGGGACGTTCACATTCTGGAGAAAGAGGGTCTGCAGGTGCGAAGAGTTAGCCCTGAGGGAGTTAAAAGTGATCCTGGGCTGTACAAAAAAACGATTAGAAAGTGTTTGCGTCGTTGCATAGATACCCACAAAATAACGGTTGATGCAACAATCAGAAAACATTTAGCCACATCACCCGCCACAGATCAAGGCTACTCCGCAGAAAACCAACGCACACTCGCTAATAACATCTACCGATTGATTGATTGCCCTGCGTGCAAGACACAGAGAGACTCCACGCTTATTTCGTGCGACCTTTGTAAGGGACACGGGAGTGTTCTCAAGAGCGAGACTAGGCGTGGTGGCGCTTTTAATTTATTCACAGTCCCATGCCTTGCTTGCTGCACCGGCACTGCAATAACTAATTGCAGGCATTGCGGTGGCTCACGCACCATGGACAACGTCAAGGCGCTGAACTACGCCAAGAATCACATAAAATTTGGCCGGAGAAGGAGTTTTTTCTAGGACTTCTCAGGCAAGCCATGATCTATACGCTCCACATCGACAAGGAGGAGCCGGGCCTGTACACGGCCCGCGTGCTCGATGGACGGGCCGAGGTCGCGGAGTTCCAGGCGGCCACCATCTCCGGCGCCATCCGCGACTGCGCCGTCGGCACGCTACCAGGCCTCGATGGCTTCCACATATGGTATGGCCATGTTTCCGTTGGCACGACCTCGATAGACGCGATGCGCCACGACGCCGAGACTCTGGCGCAGCGGCTGGTGAGCCTGCATTCCCAATTCGGCGGGTAGGTGGCCAGGTCAAAAACCGGCTTGGTCAGACCTGAAATCTTGGCAAGTTGGGCAAGGGTTGGACGTGAAATCCGACCCTTCCAACTGCTGCTCATGTCCCACTTATGTCCCAGACACCCACTTAATTCGCCGTAAGTGGTTGTCAACATTGGGAAAGTGGTGGTCCCTCCGACAGGAATCGAACCTATCAATCCTCCGGGCATCGCTCAATGGCCCAGTCCAACGCGTCGTCTGCTGATGCGTGTGGCCCATCGAACGCCTTGATGCCGCGCTCATCGTCCCAGCGGGCGCCATCCCAGTGCCGCGCAGCCGGGAAGGGCAGGCGGCCGTAGTCCACGACACAGGCGTACCAGCCTGGCGACGTGGGCGTGCCATCAGCCATGGCGCGCCGGCAGGATCTGCACGGGGCCGAGACCGCTGTGCACTACGTGGCCGCCTGGGCCGTGCACCACGAACCAGTCCGGCGCCTGTTGCTCTATCCGGTAGTCCTCCGGCCGGCCTGGCAGCAGCTCCTCCTCGGGCTGCCCGAACCACGGATGCATGCACAGCAGTGTCAATTGCTCAGGCAT